GTAGGATGATTCTTCTTCAAACATCGGATTCGCTTTCGACCACAATTCTGGCTTGTCCATTTCTTCGATCGTGTCCAGTTTGCATATAAAAGGGAATAAACGATCATTCTTGTTTTCACCAGTAAAAATTTTTTGTGCTCGTTCTAATGTTCGGTCATAAAAACCTTCTCGAACATGCCCGTTTGTACCGTTGTAAAATGTGCGTGGATGTTTGATTTTCCCTAATCCACTTCGCTGGATATCAACAATATCCGAGTTTTCAAACATATGGATTTCATCAAATTCAAGACAACCATCACGGGCACTATCCATGGTTTTAGGATTATTTGTCCGATAACTAAAGATAGAATTCGTAACTCGGTTCGTGATTGCCATTTTTGTCAGGTAAAATTGCTGTTCTAAACGTTTTGCTTGAACGGTTTCGTAAACTTCTTTAAAACTCACTTTCCCTTGCTTTTCGGAATTGGCTGTAATCGTCACATCGTAGTTTCGAACTCCGTAAAGTGGGGAAATAAAAAACGAGTCTCTAGCTGACATAAAACCATTTTTACCACCACCGCGTGCTATCGAGTTCAAAATTTCATTAAAAAACACCTCATCATCTTCTTTTTTGTAAAGGAAAATGAAAGGCGTTATAAATTTCTGATATTTAGCTAATGGGAAGAAATTCTTTTCAGCGTATCGGATAAATTTTTGAATCATTTCATCGTCAAAATACAAATCATCTCTCGGAAGGACTTCCTTTTTGAGATACTCGACAAGCTGGATACGCTCTTTGTTAAACGGAATTTTCCCCCGTTCATACAAATCCACATACTCATCAAAAAAGTAAGGTTGTAGCAACGTCATAGAAGATCACTACCATCTAACGCTGCATTATTTACAGCATCTCGTTTTTCTTCCGGCAAATAATCTGTCAGTTGCTTAATGATTCGCTGATAAGATTGATCACGTGCGTTGTATTGTTTTGCCACCGGCCGCTCCCGTTCGTAAGGTATCTGATTTTCTGACTGAGAGAATAATTCATAATCTCCTTTTTCAGAAATATCAATCCACATTTCGTCTAGTAATATTTTTAATCGTGCCGCTTGAGTCACCAGACCCGATACAACTTTTTTCTTATCGTCAGCCAAATAAAAAAACAATTCATTCAATCGTTTTTCCTCAGCTACTTTTTCATTTCTGATTTTTAAATCCGCCATCCAATCACTTCCTTTCTTACGGGAGGGGGTTATGCGCATATCATCAATAGATCTGTGGAGTTGACCCATCCACCGGTTTCCAAAATTTCATTTAACATTGAAATATTTTAGATCGGGGGGGCTTATAACTCTTGCAACAATTTGATTAACGCTTCTTTCTTACATTTAATTTGTTCCTTTTCCGACATTAAGTTAAACATCGAAATAAATACTTGCTCGATTTTTTCACCCTGTTCTTCGTCCTCTTGTTTAATTAATTCCAAGTAAACATTAAACATCCCGTTAACTAATTCTTCCAAATCGTCACCACCATTCATCATCA